GGAGTATATCACGTGTTCACATTCTACTACAAATTTTTGAAATTTTATTTTTTTCAGATTTTTCTTGACTTTGTGGTACAAACGGGTTATTTTACTACGTAGTATACTATAGTTAGTAGCTATAGGTAATTATAGGCTTACCTACTGCGTATATATAGCTATGCTATTAACTACTTCCAGTATTAATAAGTTACGGTGCCTATAGGTAATTGGCTACGTAGATAACTTAATTCTTGACTTATATCACAATTGTATATTAAATTAAGCCTATTAATTTTCACACAAAAGGGGGGTTTAATGGCTGATTTAAGTGTTACACTGACAGAAAGCCTAGTTCTTAACGGCATAGACCATGGTGGTGCTAAAACTGTTAATATTGGTGCATGTACAGAGGTATATAAGAGAAATGTAACGTGCACAAATGGTCAAACTACGATTATTGCACGTTTTGATGAAGATGTTGAGGATACAGCTAACGGTATTAATTTAGAAGGCACTAAATATATCCGTATTACAAACCTAGATGGTAGTAATTTCATTACTTTAAACATTACAATAGATTTAAACGAGAATTTTAGTGCAGCAGACGCTGTAACTTCTATTAAGGTTGCTGCAGGGCAAAGCTTTATAATGGGCACTGGTCATGATAGTATATCTTGTAATGATGACGATGCTACGGTTGCGGCTTTAGCAGATGTTAGGGAAATTACTGTTACTCCTGATTCAGGAGCTGTAGTGGTAGAAGTATTTGTAGCTGGCGTAATAGCATAATAAAGGAGAGTAAATGGCCGATTTAACTGTAACATTAACAGAGAGTTTAACTTTAAATGGTAAAGAGCAGGGAGGTACATACACTACGAACCTCGGAGGGTGTACTGAAGCTTTTAAGCGACTTATAACATGTACTGCTAGTCAAACTACAAAATTATTAGAATTTAGAACAGCAGTTCATACGTCTGGTGGGGCAATAGACTTGGAGGGAACGAAATATATTAGAATTACTAATCTAGATAGTACTAACCCTATTACTTTGAATTTGCAAGTATCAGCTGATGAAGATGGGGCCGTTGATGATAATGCATCTATCGTGCTAGAGGCAGGTAGGCATTTTATACTAGGAGACCCTCATGATGGAATATCAGTTGATTCTGCAGGCGCTGGTCCTTTAAATACTGCATCTTTAGTAGATTTAGAAAGTATTATCGCTATACCAGACGGTAATACTGTTATCGTTGAAGTGTTTACTGCTGGACAGATAGCTTAAGATGAGTAAATTAGAAGAATTATACGATTATATGATTAGCAACATGTGCATTCGCTATGAACAGACACAAGGTTCTTTAGAAGATATTATGGATAGGATTGCATATCATGAGTCTAAAGGTGACCCTAAATGCCATCAGTATGGTGGAGGTCCTGGTAGAGGGCTTTTTCAATTTGAAGAAGGTGTTAAAGAGGGTGGTGAGACTGCAATGAATCGATTATTACGTTGGTTTGTTAAGAATAACCGATTAGCACCTAAATGGACTAATATCCCTTTATGTGGGGTAGATGCAAGCAAATTAGAGCCAAAAGCTCAAAAAATGCTTTTTATGGCCAATGTTCGTTATCATCCATATGCTAGCTTTAAAGGTTTAGATGTTAATGGATTGCCAGAATGGTGGGCTAAGTATCATTGGGCAGGACCTGAACATCAAAAAGAAGAGCGAATTGCTTCTTTTGAGAAATGCATGAAAGATTATGACAAGGAGGCCGTATGAGTAAAAAAGTACAACCAGACCCTAAAACACGTACTATTAAACATATTAATGGTACTAAAGCAGACTCTAAAGCAATGGCTGATGCCAAAAAACAAGAACCTGTAGACGTTAAATGGGAATCAACGCCAAGTTGGACAGTAATGTCTAATTTTAGCACTAATAACGATACAAAAGATTATTTTGGCAAAGTTGATAATGAAGGAGACGAATAATGCCATACGGACCTGGAACATATGGAAGTAAGCGTGGTAGACCTAAGAAAAAGAAAAATAAAAATGGTTCTACTTCAAGAAGAAAAGCTAAAAGAGCTAAGCGTAAATAAATGATACCTAACTGGATAGCGCTTTTGGTTGAAATATGGGGCGTATTAGCTGTATTGGCAGTCGTTTTAATTTTAATATACTTAATTATTATCGAGTGGTAAATGTATACAATTAATATACATCATAAAGGTGATGAGGATGTCACATCTTACAGGATATATCGTAAAGATGAAGCAGATAAAGACAATATTGACTATAAATACTGGAAAGATGCTAATACAGGTGAATATGCACTATCAGATGATAAATATGTAGCTAAAGTCATTAGTCGACGAGAATACGCTTCAAACCATGATATTCCTAATATATATTTACGATTTCCTTGGGGATATACATTTTATAATCCTAAATATGCATCAAAAAAGCTTAATGCTCAAGGAAGAAAGACTAATGTGACTATGACAGGTAAAAGTTACATTGAAGTACAGTCAGGGCAAGATAAGATGAAGAATCTTGCAATGATGTTTGCTTTAAAGCCTGATTATGATTTAGCAATTGAATGGGCGATGGGGGCAGTAACAGATACTGAAAGGCGCAAGTGGAAGCGCACAATGAAATCGGAGGTTTTTAAAGATATGGTTAAAGATGAATTGTCTAAGTTATTATTAGATAGAGGTTTGACAGAAGGTTATACCTTGCAATTGTTAGAAGATACGATTATCATGGCTAAAGATAAGAAAGATGTTTCTAACTTATTAAGGGCGGTTGAGAATTTGCAAGATATGCATGGTATGAAAGACAAGTATTTAGTAAAAACTACTCAGCAAATCGAAGCTACGAGCTCAACTAAGCTTATAGATGAATTGCGAGAAGAAGAACAGCATTTATTAGCAACTAAAACAACAATTGAGGAGATTCCTAAGGATGAAGCCCAAACAATTAAAGATTCCAGCGATGGAGACGGGGAAGGATACCCTTCAAGCGAAGAAAGTCCGAATAGAGACACCGATGGGGAATATTGAAAGTGATAGTGGTAATCATTTGATAGATGTAGGTACTATTATACTTATTATGGGAATATTTTTTGTTATGAAGAAATTTTTTAACGCAACATAATGGATTACGAAGAGCAATACGCGCAAAAGCAAATTTTGCAGAAATTATACGGGAATATGGCACTTTTTGGAAGAATGTGCTTTCCCTCAGCATTAAGGAAAGAGATACCTCCCTTCCACAGCGATATATATCGTGCTCTTTCTGATGACAGTGCACGACGGGTAGCAATAGCTGCCCCTCGTGGTACTGCTAAGTCTACTACTACAAGTTTAATCTTTCCTTTATGGAGAGCAGCATTTAAGCGGAGCGATGAAGATTTATTTATAGTTATTATATCTGAATCTCAAGCGCAGTCTATTAACTTTTTATCAAGACTTAAATATCACCTTGGGAACTCTGAAAGGTTTAAAGAGCTTTTTGGAGATTTGGGCCCTACCACGGCTAAAAGATGGACCAACACTGATGTAGTCCTAGCAAACGGGACCAGAATCATTGCAGTTGGTACAGGGCAGCGTGTTCGTGGTTTTATTGAAGGTGATACTCGACCAAACTTGATAATAGTTGACGATTTTGAATCCGAACTCAATGCATTTACTGTAGAAGCTAGAGTTAAGAATCGTAGATGGATGACAGAAGCCGTTATACCTTCATTATCTGACGACGGCAAGATTGTAATGATAGGTACTGTTATATCTGAAGACTGTTTTCTTTATTGGGTTAAGGAAAGCTCCGCTTGGCAAGTATTATGGTATGCTATTACCGGAGATGATGGTAAATCGATATGGCCTGATAGATTCCCTATGTCAAGGATTAGGCAGATAGAAGAAGAATATAAGTCGGTTGGTAATATCAATGGGTTTTATCAAGAGTATATGAATATAGCTCAATCTCCTGATTCAGCGCCATTCAAACCAGAATGGATGAAAACACATCAATATGACTATGAAAGACGTGATGGGCAGAATTTGCTTGTAAGGACAATCGGAGAGGAAGAAAAGATTATTCCTGTAGAGATTTATGGTGGAGTTGACCCTGCCTCTTCGTTATCAATGAGAGCAGACTTCTTTGTAGTTACTATGGTTCT